GTGAAGTTCGCCAGATCGAATGGATTAGGGAGAGAAATGGAAGAGTTGTTGTATTCGACTTGTGAAGGTTGGGATTTGATCTTTGTTACCAATTTACTGGTAGGTCTTATCGTGTTTGGTAAGGACTGGCTTGAGCGTTGGCGCACCATTGGGGCTCTAGCTGGTGACTTAGAACATTTCACAATAGTTGCTAAGAAAGTCAGTGACCTGATTAAAACGGTCGGGCTGGACGATGAAAATTGGAGAGAATATCTAGAATGTGCAGTTTTGTCGGGTTATAGAAATCCGCCATATCCGGGTTTTGACCCTCTGGAAGAGGCTAAGGACTTGGCAAATGGGGGAGTTGAACACAACCTGTTTGGGTTTGGTTGGGAAGAGTTGGTTAAAGAGTTCTTACCTATGTCATATCACAAAGCTACCTACACTCCATTTGATGAATGGGTTAGCAGAGGTAAATGGTTAACGACTGGCAGTAGCTCTGTTGGCTATTTGTTTTTAGAAACAGCAGATGGGAAGAAAGTGAAGGTGAAATGTCGCAAGAACATGGTTTTGGATGTTATCGACGGCAACGTGTTAGCGGCTGACGCCAGGAGTTTCAAAGGACAGAAAAACTTTGTGATCATTAAATCAGAGTTGGGTAAAATTAGACTAGCGGTTACTGCGGATATAATGAATTATCTTAAGATGACTTGGGTTGTGGACTTGTTGGGTGGCGCTAATTATGATTGGCCTGGTAACACAAGTGAAGAGTCTTTCTCTGAACAGACCCAACGTTTAGGTAAAATGTTAGAATTGTGCGCCACCAAAATGGGTCTACCTTACGACTACAAAGGTTTTGATCACCAGCCAACGACTGAGGAGATTGTCACAATATACAAATACATATGCAAGCATGCTGTACTAAATGTGCCTGATGCTGAAGTATCCGATTATTGGAGTATCGCGCAGTCTACGATAGACAGTTTCTCACTTGCTACACTAGGCATTAAGCTTGACGGACTTGACGAAGAATTCGAGGTGACTGGTGGACTAATGTCTGGTCTGAGAGTAACAAGTATTGTTGGAAACGCTTGGAACAGTGTGATGACTGGTCTTGTACTGAAGATATTATCTGGGTGGGGTTTTGATACTAGAGGAATAGAAAGATACATTCGAGGCGATGACAGCGCGATATTCGTTGACAATTATCCTACCGGTGTGGCGGTTAACTTAGCGTACGACGCTGTAGGCGCTGAGGCCGGTGTTGGGAAGTTTAGTTTGTTGAATCATCAGATGGAGTTCTTGCGGGTCTGGTTTTCAGATAGGTGCTACGGCTATCCAGCTCGTGCGTTACCCGGGTTAACCCAACGAAAGCCTTGGGCAAGTGACCCTTGGTCAGAAGACATGGTAATACGGGCATTGTACGAGACAATTCGAACATTGAGACGTAGATGTAGACGAAGGGATAACGATTTAGCAAAGGTATGGCGAGGTGTCAGGCACATATGGTGTATGAATCACAACTTACCCGACGCTGTGTGTTGGACTCCTGTTCACGCGGGAGGTTATGGGATAGAACCTCCGCCGATAGGGGAGAGCTGGTGTATAAAACCTCCTGTTCCAAAGGTGTCAAGATCGAAAGGTATAACTGTCGTCAACCAAAATACCTGGCGAGCTGACGGACTTAGAACATACGCAGCCGACAAGTACAAACTGGACTTAGGGGAGGAGGCGGTGTCTTTGGCTCACGATGAACTGTGCCAGACGGTATCGTCAGATAACGTTCCAGACATAGCTTCGTATCTACGAAACAAGTGGCAAAGTGAGGTCAAGTTAGCTAAGTGTAGAGGATTCAAGAAAAACGTGGAGCTGGTAGTTCCTTTCACTCCTGTGGACGTAAATTCATATGGGCCTAGCAAAATAGATGAATTGTTATTCCTTTTGAAATCGAAGTCGTTATTATTTGGCAGTTGTCCTGAAGTCGAAACCGCCAGGTCTGACTTTGATAAGTTTAAGGTGAAAATGAACTTCCGAGATTTCCTACGCCATTATTTTCCTCGTGTACACGAAAAGTTGTTGCGCTTTCATCGGTCATGGCATATCTCTGAGAGACTAGATTATTTATCAGGATCTGTTAAAATATGTCCTAGAGTGTTGCATCCGGCAATGATTGGAGTGTTAGCTCGGCTTGTGGCCTGTGCATTAAGACCAGAAAAACGAATAGCTCGAGAGAGTTCGCTTTGGCTCGGGTCAGCTTTCGAGCCCACGGTTTTGTCAAGCAGAATTTCAAACTTTACCTATATGTGGTGAATTAGTCTTCTTTGAGAATTTCTTAGATGGTGGTAACTTCCAAGTAAGTTACGAGGTAGTGACGTCCGGACGTCACGAGTTAGGGGGGGGACAGGGTCCCCTATCCGGTTCCCACCCGGAGACTTCCTTAGGGTGCCAGTAATTAGCACGTGCTTCTCGTAAA